GAAGTTCCCTGTATTTAGTTCAATTAACTCTGGATTCGTTCCAGAAGCGGGTGGCTCTGCTCCTGCTGCTAATGGTACTGCATCTGGTGTTACTTTGAGCCCAAAGAAACTTATTTCTATCGTTAATGTTTCTGCTGAAGCATTAGTTCAGAATGCAGGTATCGAAGCTGCACTTCGTAGAAATATGGCTCAATCTGTTGCTGCTACATTAGAGAACGCTTTGTTAGACACAGGTGATGTATCTAACGCTCCTGCTTCTATCTTTGCTGATGCTGCTGCGGGTTCAACTGCTGCTGTTTCTGCTGCTACATTGACTGCTCTTGAAACTACTGTTCTTGGAAATGGTGTTCAATTAGAAGGAGCGAGAATGGCATACTTGATGGATATGGATGCTTATACTAAAGTAAAAACTGAAGCACAAGTTTCTTCTGTTTCTCCTTTATATGATAACAGAGATAAGACTGCAAACGGATACTTTACTTTCGTTTCTTCTGGTGTTGCTGCATCTGGAGTAGCTGGAAAAGAGCATGTTTTATTCGGTGACTTCTCTAAAGTTCACATCGCTCAGTTTGGCGGACTTGATATTTTAGTAGATCCATTCACGAATGGTGGAATCGGAGAAACTAGAATGATTGTTACTTCTTTAGTTGATGGTGATGCTGTTCAAAACGACACTGCATTTGCTACTTTGATTGAAGCATAATTGATTTGATTTTTAATAAGAGGGAGTGGGTTTTGCTCTCTCCCTCTTTTTTTATTTACAAAGATGATAAGACCAATAACAACAACAGGCGCAAAGTTCAATAATGTAGGCAGGTTAAGATACAAATCTACTAATATTGTGACTGAAAATGTAACACTTGCAGAAGCTAAAGCACACTTGAGAATAGACTCATCCTATACTGCTGACGATACTTACATTACAACTTTAATAAGTGTTGCAAGAAGTGCTTGCGAAAATTATGTTGGTTTTTTATTAGCAAAAAATAGTGGAATAGTTTATTACTTTGATAAGTTTCCCGATTCATCTGTAATTTTTTTGGATGGTATTTGGATGCCAGATTCTCTTACGATTCAATATTATGATGTCAATGATTCATTAGTAACTTGGGATGCATCAAACTATGCTGTTGATGAGTATTCAAGACCGACAAGAATAGTACTTAATGACTCATCTAATTATCCTGATACCTCTGATAATATACCAAGTGGAGTGAGAATCAATCTTATTAATGCAGGACCAGACGATGCTGATTTGATTCCTAAAGCAATTCATCAAGGAATTCTTTTGGTGATTGGAAGATATTACGAGATTCGTCAAGATGTTGTGACAGGAACACAAGCTACTGAGATTCCAAAAATGGTTGAGCATTTATTAAACCCTTACAGAATAGTAGAATGTTAATAGGTAGGTTAGATAGACAAATCACAATATACAAGAGAACTTTCAATCTTGATGATTTCGGTGCTAGTAAAATCAGAACTACTGCATCTACAACTGCTTTTGCTCATATTGAGTTCAAGAGCGGCTCTGCTAAGTTTGATGCTGATTCAATGGTGGCTCAACAAAATGTTGAGATAACAATTCGTTGGACTGCCGACATTGGAACATCTCCAGAATTTTACATTAACGATTCTGAATTTGGAAACTTTTTTATTCGTAATGTAAAACAAATAAATAAGATTGGAAGACGAGAGGGTTTACTTTTGGAGTGTGACAATAAAGATACAATAGGAGTTGCAGATTTTTAATCGCTAAAATAAGAGTAATGGCATTAAAATCAACAAAAGTATTACAAGGGAGCGGAGGTCATCACGGAGTAGTTCAGATAGACGAAAAAGAACTTAGTCAAATCATTAAGGATTTGGATAAATTATTTCCTAGCTCTGATACAAAGTTGAGAAATTCTTTGAGGGGATCAATGCGTAAGACAATGAAACCTGTTCAAAATTATTTAAGAGGATTGATAGATCCAAGAAAAAACAAGAAAGCCAAAAAAATAAGAAATAAAAAGGGTGGGAGACCAGGACAATTGAAAAGGAGTATTCAAATCATAAACGGAAAAACGAGTAGAGGAAGATTCCCCTCTGTTTATGTAGGACCAAAAGTAAAAGGTGGCTCTTTCAAAAATATCGATAAGAGTGGTTTTTACTTTTATTTTTGGGAGTATGGACATTTCAATCCAATAACAGGTAAATATGAACCACCGAAAAGATGGCTTGATAAAACCGCTCAAGCTAAAGGAGCAGAAGTAACGAGTAGACTGGTTGCTGATATAAAATCAATGATTGGAAAACGCTTTGCAAAAAAGATGAGCTAATGAATGTAGGAAAAGCAATAGTAACAATTTTGAATGCTGATAGTGATATCACAGCAATCATTGGAAACACAACTAACGGAACGCTTCGTTGTTTCCCCTCAGCTATGCGACAAAACGCTCAAACTGCTACTTATCCTTATGTGATATATCACGTTGTAAGTGATGTGCCACTTAACACAAAGAATGGGAAATCCACTTACGACTATGTAACCGTGCAAATAAGTGTTTATCACAACAACTACACAACACTTCAATTGTTGGTTGGACATATACAAAACGCACTAGACTATACTAGCGGGACTTTCAATGGAGTTGTAGTTGACAAGATATTTTTTCAAGGAGCAAGCGAAGCGTTTGATGATACAGCAGGAATGAACGGAATCTATGTGTACAATATGGATTTCCAATTTAACTTAAATCTATAATACTATGGAAGTAAAAATAAAAAAAGACTGTGAATTTAGAGGTGTTCAATATGAAAAAGGAAAAACCTATACAGTTCAAGGAAAAGTATACCGAGTTTTGAAAATGTGGAAAGCAATATCAAAACCAGCAAAAGAATCTAAAGAGAAGGAGATTCAGAATGAATCAGCACCTTCGTTAGATAACTAATTTATTATTAACTATTTAAGCTTAAAAAATTATGGCAATTTTTAATGGAAGTGATTTAGTTTTGAAGGTGCAAGCTGCAAACGGAGCTGCCGATGAATTCAAACTACTTCATTCAACAAGCTGCTCATTATCAATGAATGTTGACACGATTGATATAAGCACAAAAGACTCTGCGGGATTCAGAGATTTACTAGGTGGTCAAAAATCATTTTCTCTATCTGCGGATGGATTGATGGATTTCTTGGATACAGGGTCAACAACTGACCCAGAGGAATTATTTACAGAAATGATGGCAAGAAATCCTGTTACTTTTACTTTTGCACTTGCATCACCTGCGGGTCACAAGTATACAGGAAGCGGGATTATCACTTCTTTAGAAGTAAGTGGGGCTGTGGAGGATGCGCCTACTTATTCTGTATCAATTGAAGGAACAGGAGCAATCTTGAATCCTACTGTTTAATTTATTTTCGTTGGTTGGGGTTGGACTTAGGTCCGCTCCAATCAACTTAATTTTTAACTAACGAAAAAAATGTACGAAGTAGTAATACTAAACGGGAAAGATTATCCCGTAAGATTTGGAATGAATGCAATGCGCTTATTCTGTAAAGAAACGAATAGAAGTTTACAAGACTTAGACAAGCTCGGTCATGATATGTCCTTAGACGATGCTTGTTTTTTAATAAAAGCAGGACTTACTGACGGAGCAAGAAAAGCAGGCAAAGAATTTGACTTAGGAGTTGATGATATCGCCGATATATTAGACGATGATTTTGATGCCTTACAAAAGGTATTAGATGTGTTTTCAGAGCAGTTTGCTGCAAAAATGGGACAAAAAGAGGGAAACGAGAAAGGGGGAAAGAAAACCCCCAAGAAAAAATAGATTGGGATGATTTAGAATCCGTTGCTTATGGCTTTGGATTATTGCCAGATGAGTTTTGGGATTTAACATTTCATGAGTTCTTTTTAATTCAAAGAGGAAGAAATGAACAATTTGAAATGAAAGAAAGATTTAAGTGGGAAAGAACAAGGTGGTTAGCTTGTTTGATGTTACAACCACACAAAAAGAAGAACAGCAAATTAAACCCCACAGATTTGGTTAGGTTTGAATGGGAGAAAAAAGAAGAAAAAATAAGTACTGAAAAAAGAAAACAGGCGGCTATGTATGCAGCAAAAAAATATAAGATAGAACTACCTAAAGAAAAAGAATAATGGCTCAAAAAACCCTATCCGTAAAATTATCACTAAACGACAAACAGTTTCAGAGTGGGTTGCGAAAAGCCACCAAGTCAATGCAGCGATTTGGAAAGTCAATGCAAAGGACAGGAAAGCAATTATCTACATCATTAACACTTCCTGTTTTAGCTTTTGGAGCTGCATCAGTCAAAGCATTTGATGATCAAATAAAAGCTGAAACTAAATTAAGAACAGCATTAGGCGAAGATGAAAAAGCGTTTCAAAGACTAAAAAAAGTTGCTCAAGATTTACAAAAGACAACTCTTTTTGGTGATGAAGCAACAATTGAAGCGGCTGCCTTTTTAGGTCAATTAGGATTAAATGAGGAAGCTATCACTCGCCTTCTTCCTTTAATTCAAGATTTTGCTACTGCTCAAAACATGCAGCTTGGTGATGCAGCTAAATTAGTTGCTAAATCGGTTGGATCTAGCACAAATGCACTTTCTCGTTATGGTATAACTATTGAGGGAACTGTTGGACAAACAGACAGACTTGATTCTGCTGTTAACGCTTTAAGCACAGCGTTTGGCGGAACTGCCGCTGCTATCGCTCAACAAGGATTAGGGCCATTTGAACAATTAAAAAATGAACTTGGTGATGTTTCGGAAGAATTTGGAAGGCTCATTTTAGAAAACATTGAACCTCTTAAATCTGCGCTTTCCTCTCTTGCTGAACGATTACGAAGCTTATCAACTGAACAAAAAGAAACAATTGTGCAAATTGCAGGAATTGCCGCTGCTGTTGGTCCTTTGTTAATAATTTTAGGAAAAGTCATTACAGCTGTTGGCTCTTTAGGAAAAGCCTTAATGTTTATTGCTTCAAATCCTATGGTTTTATTTTTTACTGCTATAAGCAGCCTTGTTGGATTGTTGGGTTTTGCTATTTTAGATTTAGAGAGTTTTATTAAAGCAGCTCTAAAATTAGGGGATGTAGGTCGTTTTGTTGCAAAAGGAATAATTAGAATGGCTGCTGCATTTGGCGGTATGAATCAA